GGACACAAGATGCAACAATTACAAGTGTGCCATTTACATGGTATGTACCTAATGATTTACAAACGACAGCAACATGGCATGGTCATCAACATCCACACGATGAAGATAATGACGATATATATTTACCATTAATGAAACAATGGTTAGCATTAATAAAAGATACTGATGAATATACAACTAAATATAACTCAGTTGTATCTCAGTTGGAGGCACTCTAATGTTTTTTAAAAAGGATAAAGATATGAATATAGAACAATTAAAAGAAACACTGAAAATAGATGAAGGAGTGGTATATGAAATTTATAATGACCATCTTGGTTATCCAACATTTGGAATTGGTCACCTCGTTCTTGAACGGGACGGAGAACATGGGTTACCGGTGGGTACTCCAGTCTCAGAGGATAGAGTTAGCGAATGCTTCGAACAAGATGTACAAATAGTAATAGAAGATTGTAAAAAATTACACGACGGATGGGATGGATATCCTCAAGAAGTGAAACAGATCATTGCGAACATGATGTTCAATATGGGACTTACGCGCTTAAGTAAATTTAATAAACACAATGCAGCGCTGCAATGTGGTGATTGGAAGGAGGCTGCTATAGAAGGCAGAGATTCAAGATGGTACAAGCAAGTAACAAACAGAGCCGAGAGGCTAATGAAAAGACTCGAAGAGGTATAGAAGCGAACTATAAAGGACGTTTTTACTGCCATGAGAGAAAGGATTTTTTCCCTTGGAAAGAATTCGTTAACTATAAATATAATAAATGATGGAGGTAAATATTATGGATATATCATTCATAGTGATTGTTGGAACTCTGATAGCCATAGTTGGTTATGCAGTATATGATTCAACTAAACCCGGTTCAGGAGTTAGAGCAAGAAATGAAAAGGGACATTATATAAAAGATGACCCTACTACTGCTAAGAACGAAGCTTTCGTAGATGGTAAAACACCACCTAAGAAAAAGAAAGCTCCGGTCAAGAAAAAGCCAGCGGCTAAAAAGCCTGCAGCTAAGAAAACAGTAGCTAAGAAAGCTCCTACGAGAAAACCTAGGGCAAAGAAAACTACGACAAAAAAATAATTTGCAAATTAGTTTTTATAAGAGGGGACTTTAAAGTCCCTTTTTTTATGTGTCTTAGCCTTCGAGCTATTATAAATAACCATATAAGTTAATTTATAGGACAATAATAACATGGCAACAGTAAAACTTAAAGGATCAGAAACTAATTTAGCAACTGATACTAACGTTAATTTCGCTACATTAGTAAGAGTAGTAAATAATAAAACATCAATTCAGCTTATAACACATAAAGATGCTGGTGGTAGTACTAAAGGTACATTTACAATGACAGCTGGTTCAGTAGAGTTAGTTGAAAAAACCTCAACTGATACTCTTTTAGGAGCTGCAACATCATTAGCAGTTAAAGTAGCATACACTAAGTAATGAGTGAAATATTTACGCTTATATCCGATCTAGGATTACCTATTGCGGGTGCTCTAGTAATGGGATATTTTATATTTGTTATAATAAAGCAAATACTTGAAGGCGTTGTTGATGACATAAACACTCTTACAATGTTTTGTTCATCACTTGAGAATAGAGCAAGAACAATGAGTAATGAAATGATTAAAATAGATTTACTTGTAAGTAGTGCATTGGAATTAAGACCCGATGTTGAAAGAATAGCTAGGGCAGAAAATTTTATTGAAGATGGAAAGCTCGACGTAAGAAGAGATTAGTATGGAACTGGAAATAGCTGATATAGTAGGTAAGTATGGATTTCCAACTGTCATGGTTGTAGGTTTAGGATATTTTGTATATTTTGTTTATAACTTTATACAAGAACATTTAGACCCTGCAACAGAAAAAATGCATTTTCAATTAATAAAAGTGATTGACCAAATGAGAATGTTAGACCAAGACCTTATAAGATTACAGCAAAAAGTAGATACAGTATTGGAATATAAAGAAAATGAAAAGAAAAAACAAGATAGAAAAGATGAAGTATAAAGCAGAAGCATATGCCTTAATGGGAATATTTATTTTATCGATATCAAGTCTTGGTGTAAGTGCTGCAGAGATAGTACACAAATTTAAAAATCCTTCCTTTAGTGGAATAGGTACTGCTTCTCATTATCTTACTGTAGAGAATCAAGAATTCTCTCGTAAGAAATCTATAGAAGAAGCATTAGCTGCAGCAGAAAAGGCAGCGCAAAGAGAAGCTGAGAATACTACTCTTGCTAAGTTTATAAGAAACTTGGAAAGTAGAATATATGCTCAAATGTCAAAACAACTTGTTGAGAGTATGTTTCAAAATGATGGCGCAGTAAGATTTGGTTCCTTTACATTAGAAGGATCAGTCGTTACTTATGAAGTGATAACCAATGAAGATGGTTCAGAATATATTAAAATGTCTATAATCGATGCAAATGGAACTGAAACTGTTATTCAAATTCCTATAGGAACAGGTTACTTCGGGAGCGATTATGGTACGTCAGCTGACGGCGGTTAGTCTTGCAATAGCCTTACTATCCAGTTGCGCAGCTGTACCTAGATACTCAGAAAATCCTCAGGATTGTAATAAAGATACATGGGGCGAACAGTACGACCATGACCTATGGAACTATGCAAAAGCTTCAGGAAGAACATTTGAAAGAGCAATACCGTTTATATGTGTTGACGCACCTGAAGTTGTTAAGTTACCATCATTTATAAAACTACTACAACTTCCACCAGCTGAATCTAAACCAGTAGTTGCAGTTTACCAATTTGCAGATAAAACCGGTCAAAGAAAAGCAAGAGAAGGTATAGCCGATTTTTCTACAGCAGTTACTCAAGGTAGTACTGAAATGTTAATTGATGCTCTTAAAAGCGCAGGTAATGGTAGTTGGTTTAGAGTTGTAGAGAGACAAGGATTAGATAACCTTGTAAGAGAAAGACAAATTATTAGAAGTGCTCGTCAAGATATTGCAAAAGCAAAAGGCGAAGATGAAGCACAAGGTATTCAACCATTATTATTTGCTGGAATGATAATAGAAGGTGGTATAATTGGTTATGATACAAACATCCTATCCGGTGGCCGTGGAGCTAGAACGTTAGGTATAGGAATAAGCAGACAATATCGTAAAGATGTTGTAACAGTTTCAATTAGAGCAGTATCTGTTCTAACTGGAGAAGTTTTATTAAACGTACAAAGTAAGAAAACTATCTTATCTTATGGAAGTGGCGGTGATATTTTTCGATTTATCGAAGAAGGTACACAATTGATAGAGTATGAAGACGGAGTGGGTAAAAATGAGTCAGTGACATACGCAGTACGAACAGCCATTGAGGCCGGAGTACTGGAATTAATAAACCAAGGTCATGATAGAAGATTTTGGAAAATAGAAGGAAAAGAAACATGATAAAATATATTTTAGGCCTAAGTTTATTTTTTAGTTTAAACTCTTTCGCAGCAGCATCTGATGATAATGAAATTAATATTGCTCAAGTAGGTGATACACTTACTTTATATATTGACCAGGTAGGATACGGTAACAAAATGGGACTGGATAACTTTGAAAGTAGTTCAGCCGCTATGCCAATTACTGGGTCATCATTAACTTTCAATATCGACCAAATAGGTAATGAGAACTTACTCTTTGGTAAAGTCACAGCAGATTCTTCATCTTACACTTTAGAGTGGAATGGTGATAATAATGTTTGGGATTGGATGATTGGAGAAACTGGTTCAGCTGATAGTTCAAACTATTTAGTTGATATAACTGGTGACTCTAATACTATGGACCTAGACCAAGGTTCATTATTTAGCGCGGAAAGATTAAATTTTGATTTAACAGTTTTAGGTAGTTCGAACGTATTTGATGTTGACATAGAAACTGATGATGTTATATGGAACTTTGATGTTACAGGTAGCACAAATAATATTAATACTTTACAAAAAGATGGATACTATAATGAGATTAATTTTACTCTTGATGGTTCCGGAGCTGATGTAGACATTAACCAGATATCTGGTACGTGTCCTACAGGAGTTTCAAGTTGTAAGGGTATTATAACACTTGATGTGGATAGTGAAAATGCAACAATTCAAATCAATCAAAAAGATTCAGCTAACGATAGTTAATCTTATACTTGTAGGGTTTGTTTCGGCAGACCCTATAGGTTCTATTGTAGAACAGTCCGGTTCTACGCAAATAAAAAGACAACAAGAACAAATAAAAATAACTGATGAGGTACAACCTGATATTCAGTTAAATGATGTGGCTGAAACAGCGAAT